GCCGTGAGGGAATGACCGCTGAAACAAAGCAGATATTAAAGGCAATCATACGCATATTAGGTTTTGCGTCAAAGATGTTTGAAAAGGTGCTAAAGAAGGAACCGATATAATATAGAATGATTTAATACAGCTTGCTGCCTCTTGTACTCGCAGCAGGAAGCTAACTACCGAAAGCTCGTTAGGAGAAATCTTAACGGGCTTTTTTTATTCACACACCGGCGAGAGCCGCGACCACCTACGGGTGAGGAGGAATGTATGCCAGACACAGATACAGACCTGGACAAAGATCCAGTGGTAGTACCCGATTTGGGAGAGGACATTATTGTCGATGATCCTAATGTTGATCCCGACGATATTGACCCTGATGCAGATCTGGACAAAGACTCGGATAAAGATCCGAAGGTAGACGCTGTCTCCAAGGACGATTTTGACAAGCTGCAATCGAGTTTCGATTCATTGCAAGCCAGTCTTAAATCACTCGAAGGAGACAAGAAGAGTTTGAATAAAGCCCTTCACGAAGCGAGGCAAAAGAACAAAGCTGCCAAGAAAGAAGAGCCATTATCAGAAGATCAGTTATTGAAGATCCTCGAGGAGGCCGACGGCGATGCTCAGACGATTATGAATGTTGTCAAGTATCAAGCCGAGCAAGCCGCTAAAAAGAGCACAGGGGAGGCGGTAACTGATGCGGACACGAAGAAGAAGGCGAAAGAGGCAAAGGGCATCCTTAGTAAGATGTATCCGTCTCTTGATGACGAATCTTCAGAGATGAGAAAGGCTGTTGATGAAACCAAGTCAGACTATGGACTCGGCAGTCATCCGTTAGGCGATTTTTTCGCAACTGGTATCGAGGTGTTAAACGCACTACCAGACCTTATATCCGCAGCGGAACAGCGGGGAAAGGACGCAGCTTTAAAAGGTAAGGCAGATGGTAAGCGCAAGGAATCCATTAAGGATGGCTTATCGCATGGCAAGGGTAAACAGAAAACCTCTGCCACGGGACTTTCATCGTCTCAGTCTGAAACGGCTAATCAGTTGGGCCTTTCAGCCAGCCAATTAAAAACCTATAAAAAAATTGTCGGAAATTCGGCAAGCATCCAAGTGAAGGAGTAAATCATGGCAGACAAGAGAAAACAGACAAACAAAGAACCAGCTTTAACGCCGGACGAAATGGCGATCTTTCAGAGAGTTAAGGGCGAAACAGACGACTGGAAAACCATAACAGAGGATTCTGTTGACGATTATTCATTGATGCAAGACCCGTTTAGGCTACCTGAAGAGGTAAAGAATTTTGAATTAAAAAAAGAGTTTAAGTTCAGGTGGGTAGAGCGTAAGGCGGGTCGGCTTGATGAACTCAGGTCTAAGCAAGTTCCGAACAGGTGGTGGATAGTAAACCTTGAAACCTTTCCTACGTTCGAGGATTTATTCGACCCGGTAATGGGAACGATAAATCGCGAGGATCAAATGTTGGTTTTCAAGCCGTGGTGGATGCATGTAAAGCGTATGGAAATGCTTGATGATCTTAACGCTGCCCAAGAAAGGTCAGGAACACTCGAAGGTAAGGACGGAGAAACGCGGGACGGCGCAAGTTTTATTGCCGGGAAAAGAAACCCCGACGATCCACATACCATGAGAGGCGAAATTAAGGCGGGTGACAAAGTTGAATATCAAGAGACCGGAAACGAAAGTCAAGATTTCGGTGATCTTATAGATGACGTATAAAGGAGAAGTATTATGGCAACTGGAAAAGATGCCGCTTTTGGCTTTGCGGTATGGGATGAGTTAATAAGAGCCAATTTGTACGCCGTGATAACTGCCCCAACGGTTGGGTTTTATCATGGGCAAGTGTGCCAACATGGCGGGACACATATATCCACCTCGCAAGGTTATCTTCCGACTGTTGAAGACGGTGCAGAATGTGACGGGGAAGCAGGTCTTGTTGGGGCTGTTATTGCAATATTTGACGAAGATATGGACCCTGTCAAATATATCGCAGCAGCAGAGGCTGGAAACTCCACAATCGCCGGGTATTTGATGATCGCGGATTCACCTGATCAGCTATTTGTTGCCCAGGAGGATTCTGACGGCAACGCGATTACTCTGACTGAGGGCGGCCACAACTGTGATCTTATCGGTAATGCTGGAAATACCACAACTGGTATTAGCCTGGCAGAACTTGATTCTTCTACGGCAGCAGCAGACGCAGCTTTGCAGTGTAAAATTGTAAGGCCGCATCCGAAAGACACACCAACTGAAGACTATTGTCGCTACATTGTTCAGATCAATGAGCATTTCTATGGCGATACAATAGCCGGCGTAACTGAATAGGGGGTATTATGTGGACAAGAGCGAGATTTGTAGATGAATATGTACCAGGATTATTCGCTGTTGCTATTGATACCTACACTAAAAACCGAGCTGTTTCGATGTGGGATCAATTAGTAACGGTCAAAACCTCAATGAAAAAGAAAGAAGAGAATACCGAAAGATCGGGTTTAGACACTCCGGTGTTGAAGCCTGAAGGGCAGAAGATTTCGTATGACACCCAGATTTCAGGAGCAAAACAGTCCTGGGTTCATGATGTCTACGCCCTTGGTGTTCGTATAACCGAGGAGGCGGTTGAAGATAACCTGTATGAACTCAAAGGCGGTAGCGAAGGCGACCTGAAGGAAATCTTTCATGATCTGGGGCAGGCGATGTCAAACAACATCGAAGTCCTGATTGCAAGGTTTCTCAACAGTGGTACGGCCACGACCTACCATACGGAACGAGATGGCTCAACGGCCCTCTATTCCGATACTCACACATTGCTGGGCGGAGACACTTTTGACAATAAATCTGTCAATGCCGACCTGACATATTCAGCTTTCTGGACTGTTCTGGTCGCTGCCGAGAATCAGTACAACCATCGTGGCCACCGGGTAAAAAAGAAAGTTGAAAAACTTTGGTTTCCCCCGCAGTTGGAACGGAAGGCTTTGGAAATCCTGAAGTCAACCGACCGACCGGACACTGCCAACAGGGCAGTTTCAGCATACGCCAAGAGTGGCCGAAGCATTAGGTCAATGAATTGGAATCAGCTTACCGATACCGATGCCTGGCACATGCAGCTTGAAGGCGATGGGATTATCTTTTTCTGGCGTCGGAAAACTCGTTTTGCTCGTGAAGGCGATTTTCAGACCGGCGACATCATGGTAAAGAGCGATCAGCGGTTTTCCGCAGAAATAAATGACTATCGTTGCTTCTATGGCAATGTTCCGGCATAGCCGAAAGGAGGCGATATGAGTTTAACTAATTTGCAAATAGGTGCTCATAATGTAATAGGTGGAATTATAACTCCATCTACGGGTTTTGAGTATCATGTAAAAAAGACAACTGATACAAACTACGACTATTGGGCTGAAAGATACGGTGTAGACTGGCCCGACGGTACAGCAGCAATTCAAGCATCACTCGTAGCTTCTATGTCGCCGGCAGATGATTTTGACACAGTTTGGGTGTATCCTGGAGAATGGAAAGAAGCTGCAACTGTTGCCATTACCCAGGACTATTTGAAAGTTATTGCTGTTGAACTAGGTCCGTATGGTCGATGCTACAATCAGACTGCGATTTATCAGTATGGCAATGTTGATACGCCTTGTATGAGCATTGAAGGTGCTAACGGCGTGGAAGTTGCGGGTCTTTGGTTTGTACCATATGATCCAGGCACGAGTAGCGTAGGAATTAACGTTGCTCAAACTGCTAATTGCCGAGGTGTCAACATCCATCACAACTATTTCTATGGTGTTGCGAGTGGAGCTACTGGCCCTTGTCTTCTTCAATTAGGTGTTGTCGATAGTTTTGATTGTGACGCCGCTTTTATCTATAGAAACGATTTCTATTTGGGCGGAGCTTCAAACAGTTCGATTGCACAGCTTATGTGGAACAAGGCAGTAAGGGGGCAGGTTAGAGAGAACAACTTCTGGCATCATGGAAATACAGCTAATGCGAGTAGTATTAGAATTGATGACGCTGTTGGCATGCGGGGAGGTATTTTTGATAACCGCTTCATGAACATCGAAATCGCCCTCAAAGGTTCTAGCAACGTTTGTATTGCTAATCCTGCAGCAGCGGGCGGTGGCGTTATGATAGACGGCAACATGTTTATCAATTACGGTAGCGATGATAACTGCGTAGCTGATATGGATGACGAGATTTGGGGTCTTAACTATAACAATGAAGCTGTTATGGCGTCTGATACCTAAGGAGGTAAGCCATGGTTATTGATTGTCATGCCTGTACTGATGGAACTACTTCAGACGGTACCGCTTGCTTGACTTGCGGTGGCGATGGCGAGATAGATCTTACAGACCATGCTTTCAGGCGAATTAAGTATGGACCTATGAAAAATCTCACTGGTGTAATCTGGAGCACATTGCTCACTAATCAGGCTAGTATTGAGGCTAAGATCGACCTGCAAGATGTTGAGATTGCTGCGATCAAAGCAAAAACTGGCAATTTGCCAAACGATACTGCAAACTGGTTGACTATTCTTAGAGATAAGATTGATGCAATCAAGGAAGTTGTTGACGGACTTTAAACCTATAACTGGGGAGGGGGAATTAGCCCCCTTCCCATTGTAGAGGAATAAATTATGTCACATTTTTTAAGGAAAACTCAGGAAAACATAAACTTTCGTGAAAATTACAGAAGTAAAGTAATTTCTGATGTTTCTAAGAATCCACATAAAAAACCTTTTAAAACAGGTATAATAACTCCTCGTTCTAGTTATATTAAAAACTTTGAGAGAATTTTCAAAAAATGAGAGCAGCAAAAGTAGCACACATAGACGATGACTATCTCGCTACAGGTACTCATAAAGGCGCTGATGGCGGGCTAGTTCTTCGTAGAAAAGGAGCTGATTTTAAATCTTGCGGTATAACAGTAGGCGTTGCTATTCAAAATGATACTGATAGTTCAGCAGGCCTTACAACAGCAGTTACAGAAAATACAGTAACCTGTACTCTCACTGGCGGGACAAACAACACCTGGACGAACGGCGACACCTACTACATTTTCAAGACAGCAGCAGAAGACACGCTTATTTCGGTTGGATACACTGACAAACGATTCGGGAGTAAGGTTGTAAAGGGTGACGTTCTTACCGGGCGGGGGTTTTTCCCCGAGGATGTTGACTTGGATCAGGACATTGACGAAACCTTTGGCCCGAACCAACCGGAAGAAAACCATGAATAGGAGACGATATGGACGGCAAAGATATGAGTCGGAGGGTGCGAAATCTTCTGAACGAACCTTCAACGTCTCAATTTATAGATGCAAGAACTACATACGATTTTCTTTACGAGGCAGCGAAACAATGGACAATACTATCTAAATGCCTTCGTAAAGAACAGGAAATAACCACAGTAGCCGAGCAGCAAGGTTATACTTTAGACGGTGACTTTCTTGGGCATTACATCCGGGATGACGATAACGAATTTCAAATAAAATATAATGATGGTACTGACGACTATTTTTTAGACTTTAAAGAATATAGCGAGATCATCTACGACAACAATACTGATTCTCAGACCATCCCTACCGAATGGGGTATCACTCACGATTCTACCTTAGACGACCAGATCACAGGCGCTGCGAGCGCAGAGGGCACTGCAACTGGCGGTAAGTCTACCTTAACTGTTGCGACTGCCCTACTCACAGACGCGACCGCCGGTGATATAGTTCATAACACAACTGATGGTTCAGACGGTGTTGTTATAGCCGTAGCTACTGCTTTAACATCATGCACAACCTGTCTTTTTGGTGGAACTAATAATTATTGGGAGTCTGCCGATGCTTTCATAATCCAACCCAGGGGAAGGCTTCAGTTGGTATTTGACCCGCCGCCCGATACAGCAGATCATACCGCCACTGTTTACGCACTTCAAAAACCGGCTCCGGTATATTCTGATTATGACGTTTATCCGTTCTCTTATGATTACGCCGAGGCTTTTGCTAAGTACGCAGCATGGCTTTACAAAATGAGGGACAAGGAACCTGACTTTGCTCATGTTTGGTATCAGTATTTTTACAGTCAGGCAATGGAGTACGGCGGTCTGTTTAAGACGGCGGTTGGTATTGATAAGTCAAGGATGGTTCCGGTATTTCGTGGTTCCAACAGGTATCGATAATGCCGAAAAACAAAAAATCTGGTGTTAATCAATTAACAAAATTAGATACAGTACCTATTCAGGGCGGTTGTAATACTGTTCTTGAAACACAGCAAATTCCCATGGGTAAGTTTTCGATGGTACAGAACATGCGAGACACATACCCTGGAAAGAAGCAACGCAAGGGCCAGAGAGTGCAGCACCCAACGGCAGACAGCACAAACACTGTCATGTCGATGTACCAATTTAATAAGACCAAAATAGCAGAGAGTCACTTCTATGCTCAAATGTCTGATAGTGACGTTCTTTTGTCGGCTACGGCTCCACCTGGCATAGCGACTACCGTATTCGGCGCAGAGGCTTTTTCAGGTACGGCAAGCCCGGTTCCCGCTTCATGGTCTACCATTAGAGACGTAATGCTGTTTTCAAACGGAGTTGATCAGCATCAAATATATTACGGATCGCTGACTTATGTTGAAAGGTTTATTCATTATAAGAGCGACGATGTTCCTCCGTCTATCCCTGAAATCGGTTATGATTATTCTGATGAAGCGTCAGATGGGCGCACAACAACCGTAGTCGTGCTTGACGGGATGCTTGTTTATGAAAGCTGCGTGTTTATTTGCTGCCCTGTTAAGGCCGACGGATTAAAATTTACAGTATCAGCAGCTAATGGCAATGCCGCTACAGCAACTTTATACTATATGAAAAGTACAGGAGTATGGACTGAGCTTACTTCTGGCACTCATACATGGGTAGATGGCACAATTACTGTTGCAACCAAGACGCTTTCTGGTACAGGAACAATGTCCTGGGTGGGAAGTTCTGTTGTAGATGAAATACCATCTTATATGTACGGGCAAGCAGGATATTGGTATCAATTAAGAGTTTCTGCTACTCTTGATGCAGAGGTTGAACTCACATCGGTTCAATTTACAGCACCATGGCAATCCATAGAAAACATATGGGACGGTGTGCCGGTTCCTGTAATAGAAGCTGTGTTTCATGTTGGAGATGTGTATAAAACTTATGGAGCCACTTCTATTGAAATAGACAGTATGGCTGCAACCGATGAGGTATACCTTTCATCGTCTGACCCTATCTCTGCAATATATGTTAATGTTGGAGGAAAGCCGAACTCTACTGCAACAACAACTGTTGATGCTGTGTATTACTGGAATGGAATCGCTTTTGCATCTGTAGGGACCATTTCAGACGGAACGGTAGGCCTTTCACAGTCTGGATGGATAACGTTCCCAAGGGTAACGTCACACAAAACACAATTTAATAAAAATCAGTATTATGCGTATTGGTACTATTTTACGGTAGATAAAACCTTAAACGACGATGTTATTATCTCTGTGTCTACACAACCTTATTTTGACGCTGACAAGTTCGGCAAGGGATATTGCAACACTGCATGGAAGGGAAGGGCTGTCTATGGTACTGATGTTGACCAATATTTTTATGTGTCTGCCCTTGGAAGGCCACAAGTTTTAAACGGCCAGGACTTTGGGCCTTTAGAACCCGGCGACGGGCGGTCAAATCTTCCGGTAGCAATGAGACCTTTCCATAACGAACTAATGGTGTGGCAGGAAGAAAAGGGCAAAGAAGGCGGATGCCTAACCCTGTTTGAAGGACTATCCCCTCCTACATGGGGCAGGCTTGTATTGTCTACCAAGATCGGCACGTTAAGCTCCAAGACCGTAGCAATCGTTGACGGCGTTTATACCTCAACCAAAACAGATGAAGTCATTGGCATGACGGCTTACTTTCTTTCTCATTACGGTGTTTTTATATCAGACGGAAGATACGTTACGGGAATCTCTGATGATATTCAAAACTATTTTGACCCGCTTGAAAGTGAATGCATCAGGCGTGGATACGAAGATCAAATGTGGTTATCTCACGACACGGCTCATAACGTCATAAGAATAGGTCTGGTATCTGGATCTTCTGCAACTACTTGTAATATTTTTCCTGTTTACGATATTGCGACAAAAACATGGGGCTTTGATTCGTTCGAGCAAAAGCCTTCTTGCATGACAGAGGTAGAGGCCGGCAGCGGCAGCATTAATATAATTCAAATGGTGGGTGGCACTGGAGACGGGTTTATATACCAGTCAAACTATGGAGACAACGATGTTTCGACTGCCATTGATAGCTACATAGATATTGAACTAAACGCTGATGGGCAGGAACTTGACTTAGAAGAGATGGTTTTAACGGCAAAGACAGGAACCGGCGTAACCATAACGCCTACAGTTGACGGTACGGACGGTACGGCAATTACAGAGACTTCCCTTTCAAATGTCAGGAATAAGTATAGCATGAACTCAAAAGGCATGGATATGAAAGTAAGGATTCAGAATAATACAGCATCAGAATCTTTGCACCTTTTTGGAATAGGTATGAAAATTTACTCGAATACGGAACGATGAAAGAATACGGAAGAAAACCATATCTGTCGGACAACTATTACGACATGATGCACAAAAAAACCAACGCCGAGGTATGGGCTGATACTGTAGAAAAACACAGTGAGTTTGAAAAGCCGTATTTAACAAAACCGGGTGAGTATGCTCAAATGCAACATTATCGACCGACAATTCCGGGGTTCGGATTTAATTTAGAAGATTTTGAGTTTCCGTTTGATCCGTATGATGCTTATGTTCCTTGGCATCTTACGTTTCATTGTACTGCAACATCAGAAGACTGTTATTG